GAAATGCCTTTTGTAAAGTCTTACAAGGGTTCTAAGGCAGATACGGAGATTGTGTTTCATAATAACTCACGAATCCTATTTAGGTCGGCAGCTCAGGAGGATAGCTTAAGAGGGGAAACAATAGAGTACTTAATTATCGATGAGGCTGCCTTTATTAAAGAGTCTGTATTTGGTGAGATATTATTACCTATGTTAAACGTTAGGGGTAAGAAATGCCTTATAATATCGACCCCAAAAGGTAAAAACTGGTTCTTTCATCAGTACCAAAAAGGCTACACGGGAGATAAAAATTATAATAGTTTCAAGTTCATATCTAAGGACAACCCCTACGCTAACCCTATTATTATAGATATAGCAAAAAAGAACTTGCCTGCCGTATTATTTGGTCAAGAGTATTTAGCTGAGTTCGTAGATAGTACGGCTATATTCGAGAACATTAAAGAGCTTTGTTGTTTGTCTCAAATGCTAAAGCCTGAAAGCGGGCGTACTTATTGGATGGGGGTCGATATAGCGTTAAAGGACGATTATACGGTAATAAACGTTATAGATGACTTAAATAGGGTTGTCGCTTATTATAGATATAACCATATAACCGCCCCCGAATTAAAAAGTAAGATTATTGAGGCTAACGATATTTGGCAGCCCAATACAATAATGATAGAACGTAATAATCAGGGGTTACCGATAATTGACGACTTAACCTTAACCCATAAGCTAAACAATATACAAGGCTTTGACACAACCGCCAAAAGCAAGGGTAAAATTATTAACAACCTTATTAACGCTTTTGCCTCTAAAAAAATACAGTTGCCAAATGATGAGGTCTACATTTCAGAGTTAGAGGTTTTCACTATGGTAGTAACCCCAACGGGATCGGTTAAGTTCGAAGCGGCTACGGGTTTTCATGATGATATTGTAATGAGCTTGGCGATAGCGTGGGAATGTAAAAATGAGAATGAGTATTCAGGTCAATATAATTTTTTATAAGGCACGATTTTTGATAGTATTATTTTATGAATAGACTTGAAAGGATAGAATTAATTGAGAGCTTAGAGGAGTTTATAGCGTTCCATGAGGAGCGTGTTAATTATTATAGGGCTTGGGCTAAGTTGGAAAAATTAAACCTTTCAACTATCGGATTTGTACTGAATGATGACACCGCAACGAACTACCATACTAATGAGACTGTAAGCTCAGATATAAACACCGTACAAGAAAATGAAATATTTTAATAAGAATATAAACGGGGTCGACTACTTATATATTTATGATATTAACAATAACAGAATGTTAATAAAGATGGATAAACCGTTAACACAACAAACGTTAAATATAGCTTTTAACATATTTAAAAACGAAGTATATGAGAATTGAGATACCAACGGGGTGGGAAGACGTAACAGTCAACCAATTTCAGGCGTTAAGGCAACTTAATAGGGAGGATTTTAAAAGCGATTTTAGTTATGTTAGGAACGTTTTAGAAATATTAACAGACATAGAGGACGTTAAGTTTTTGAACTTGGAGTCTGTATCTCAAATACTACCCCATATCGAGTTTATTAATACTCAACCGAGTTATAAAAGAATTGATAGTTTTGAGTATAGGGGCGAGCGTTACGAATGGATAGGAGACTTTTCGAGTATTACAGTAGGGGAGGCGTTAAGTATTGAGCAAATAATCGATTTAGAGGACTTAAATTATACTCAGGCTTTCGACGTTGTTTTAGCGGTGTTATTAAGAAAGGAGGGCGAAGAGTTTAACGCTGAGACATTTAATAAGAATAGGGCTTTATATGGCTCGTTTCCTATATCTAAGGTTATAGGGATGTTATTTTTTTTTTTGAATGGAGGGAAAAACTTTATACCAAATTTAAGGGATTATTTAATAGTAAAGTCCACGAGCGGGAAGACTATACAGCGGAAGAGTGGGAAATGGAGCAGGCTATTGCATTGGCTGAAAAAGGAAACGAGGTTTATAAATGGTTATCTTTGGTTGACAAACTTAGTAAGGGGAACCCTGCGAATGATGAAACAACATATAAGACGAATTACATAGCGGCACTCAATAGGCTATCATATTGGAAACATATAGAGGACACTAAAAGGAAACAAAATGACATTAAACAACATAGAAGCAATTTTTAAGGATATTGCCGAAAGGCATAAGCAAGTTAATAGCTTTTATAATCAACAAGCTTTTGACATTACAAGCGTTAACGAGGTTATATATCCCTCGATAGTTATTAACACCTCAGAGGTTAGCTTACCAAAAGGACAAGCGGGATATAACACAAAAAGTTATAGTATAGAATTGCAGTTTATTGACTTAGTACATAAGGACGAGAACAATAAACAAGAGGTGTTAAGCGATGGGGCTAGTATATTAAATGATATGATTAGCGAACTAAGTACTCACCCCATTTATATAGAGGAGGGTATCGACTTAATTAATGATATAACACTAAACCCGCTGCGTAATGCTTACGGCGATGAGGTTAGCGGTTGGAATACTTTATTAACTTTACAATTACCTAACCGCGTGTCGTGGTGCGGCTCACCTTTGGCAGCTTTAGACGGTTTTGAAATACCTGATTTTAAGGTAACTATAACGGATAACTTAAACCCTGATAGTCCAATAGAGTTAAGCGAGGGTTCTTACACTTGTTTTGCAGCTTCTAATGACATAAACGTAAGCAACTCTAACGACTCGTATAGTGTTAATGTTACTAACGACTTAGAGCTACCTAATATTAGCTTTACAGACTCGGACGGGACAACAACTAGCGTGCCTAGTATGGAGGACATAGTTGCAGCAGCTTGTCCCGTAAAGAGTGGTATTATATATAAAAGACCTTATCTTAATACTCAGTTAGTAAGTTACAGTAATTTTGACGACGGTTATAATTTAGCTAACGGCGTTTATGATTATACACCACCGTCCAACCCTTTACACTTGTCACAATTGGATAGTGCTAGCGGGACTCCGTTTTTAACCCTTAAGGAAAATAATGAGTTTGGTAATAAGAACAGGTTTACCGATGAATTAGGGGGACAAACTTATGCAAATGATTATATTATAGATCACTTAACGGGGTTGGGTTGGAGTCGTATTTTGATACCTGCTAACACATGGGTTAACCAATTAAATTATGCTAACAATAGCACGTTAAACGGGTTTACTGATTGGCGTATGTGTAATTTAATGGAGGCTTTAAGTATAGCTGACGAGGGTAAGTCTAACGTATTATTTTACTCACCGTTTAATTTAAACGCTTTAGTTGTTACGTCAACAACTAGAACAGCAAACACGGCTCAGGCTTACCTACTTACTTCGAGTACGCTAAACTATATAATCTCGCCTTTGAAAACGTCAACGCTTAGAACATCAATGCAATGTCGAACACATTATAATTAATATATGAAAGCAAAAGGAAAAATAAAAATAGAAGAGGGGTTAACATTAAACAACCCTCAGTTGAATATCAAAATGGCTTTATACAATTGGATAAATAATACCTTAGACGTTGAGTGTATTTTTATCGAAGAGAATAGCGTCTTTAAGCATTCTCGCCTTTTTGAGTTTGATTTACAACATGATAAGGAGTACACAACTAAAGACGTTATAGAATTAATTAAAACAGTTGAGGCGTTGAAATCTTTTGAATAAATTACACTAATTTACTTATAATTGTATGGACGATGAAATTAAAATAAAAAACAACATACTACAAGTTTTAGAGACTGAGGAGCTAGGTATTAACATAGCTGACTTAGGTTTAACACTTGACGACTTAGACAACCCTGAATTTATGTATCAGGTTGAGGACGTATCTATTAAAGAGAACTTTGCTAAGGCTAAAAATATAGTTGCTCTTTATAGGTACGTAGCTCATCCGTCTGCGGGATATGGCAGGAGCAACATAGGTAAGGACTCACGTTCTTTTTGTTCTAAGATTGTTAAACGTACTAACGTGGCTTTGATGAGATACGTAGATATATTAAAGTTAAACGGAAGCAATAAAGGTTTTGGACAAGGTGGCTCAAACATATACAGCGTTTTTAAGTTTAGGGGCGGGGTTAATTGCAAGCATATTTGGGTCAAGTACCTTTTTAACAAAGACACTAAGCAATTAGTAAAGGCACCGAGAAACGAACAACCGAGACAAATAGGAGCGGGGGGCGTTCCTAACGCTTAATATGGCAGGGGATAAAATGGAGCAAGCCTTAAAAGTATTCGGAGACGAATATATAGAGGCTATCGGTAGGATATTAAGAAGTGAGGACAAAATAGCTACAAAAAAGCTAATCGAGTCTTTAGATAGTAGGGTAATTAAAACGGGTTTCGGTACTTCTTACACTCTTAAGGTTATAGCTGAGGAGTATCTAAAGTATGTAGACGAGGGGAGACGAAAAGGAGCTAAGCCGCCACCGATTAAACCAATAAAGGAATGGGCTAGGGTTAAGGGTTTGCCTGAGGAGTTAGCTTATCCAATAGCTAAGTCGATAGGGGAGAAAGGAATCAAACCGACTAGGGTAATAGAAAGGGCGTTTAAAAAGGTTGAGAACGACATATCGTTTAGGACTTTAGAAGAGGGTGCGGCTGACTGGGTTGACGAGCTAATAAGCGACAAATTAATAGGATTAAGTAAGAATAAAAACATAACATTTAAGTAATGGCTATAACTATCGAGGTGCAACCTCAAGATTTTCAAAGCGTATATAATGAGGTCATTTTAGTATTAGACTCAGATAAGAAAACACAAGACAAATTCCAATACGTTATTGATGTTAATATAGACGGTACGTTTTCGACTAGGTTAAAGGTACAATCTAACCCGCAGGGCTACGGTATTATAAACCTATCGAGGCACTTAGAGAGTGCAATAAGCTCGAAATTACCCGACTTAACAAGCTCGGAACTGTTTAACTTTATTACTGAGTCATACACGGCTTACGATGTTACATTATATGAGGAGTATGTATTAAATTTTATATTCACAACCGTAACAAATAACGGGGGGTTTTGTCAATATAACTTTTCTACTGACCATAATTTCACGATAGGCGATAGTATTAACATTATTGGAGACACTACGGACGTTTACGACGGGTTTCAAACGGTTACAAATATACCTAACTCAACTAGCGTTGTAACTTCTAAGGCTTTCGTTTCCGTTGGGGGGGCTGCCATTGGTGCAGCTAAATTAAGTTCGGATGTTCCTACCATGATTGAGGACACCTTAGCCGTATTCGATGATACTAAATACGTTCTTAATAACGTTGTCGACTGGATTGACGTTCCGAGTTGGGATAGTACGGACTATCTATTAACAACCTCGACACAAAGGAAGTTTTTAACCAACTTACCCGAGTCGTATTTTAGTAGAATTGACGACCATATAAGTATGAATATAAGGCACCGAGATAATGACACGGCACGATATTTAAAAGTCGTTAGCAACAACGGTACTTATTATTTTGAGAATCAGCATAACATATCATCAGCAACAAAAGAGTTTTTATCTGTTAGGGTTGGAGCGGCTGACATAACGGGGGCGACACTTGCAGCGGGTTCGCCTAGCTCAGCTCTTCCCGTATTTGATGATAATACAACTAGCTACACGGTGCAAACGGTTACGACTGACTACGTGACACCTAGCAGCGAGGAGCGTACTTTTAAAATAGATAGAAGTTGCACCGAACATGAAAACGTTAAGCTAATATACTTAAATCGTGGTGGGTCTTATAGCCCGTTTAATTTTATTGGAGCATCGTTTAAAACGGTATCGGTTAAAAAAACAAACTACCAACAAAACTACGGAACTTATGACAGTACTCTAAATGCTTACGGTTGGGAGTCGAACGATGTAGGTGTTAAAAGATTAGACACTAATGTTACCGAGTCTATAAAAATAAATTCAGGTTGGTTAAGTACTGAGGAGGGCGACTTAATTAAGGACTTAATAATAAGCCCGCAAGTGTATTACATGGATGCTAACGGATTAATTAGAGCCGTTGAAATAAAAACAAATAGCGTAAAAATAAAACAAAAGAAAACAGATAAGTTAATTAACTACTCTTTAACTTTTGAATATTCAACAAACAACGCAAATCAAAGATAAATGAACGTAGCTAAATTAGTAGTCGCAGGTCAAGAAATGGACTTAAAAAAAGGTTTAAGCTTCGGTTTAAATTATTCAATAGATGACGTTAGGAAAATTGAAAAGAAAAACAGTAATTATAGTAAGACAATTACTTTAGCAGGGTCGAGGGTTGTTGATAAGTTAATGGGCGGTTTATTCGATGTTAATGCAGACTTCACGTTCTTTAACCCTAATATTAAAACCGATGCAAAAATTATAGTTAATTCGGCTACGGTTATCGAGGGGGCTTTACAATTAAAGTCTATTGATAAAGTTAATATTGATAATACAAATAATTTTAGTGTTGAATATAAATGTACGATAGTGAGTAAGACTATCGACTTTATGACTGATATAAAAGACAAGCTCTTAACTGATTTAGATTTAAGTTTTTACGACCATGATTATACTAGGGCTAATATAGAAAGCTCATGGAATAATACGGAGGGGTATGTATATCCTTTGTTTTGGAAACGTGTAAACGGGGGTTCTAATAACTATTTGTTAGAGGATTTTAAACCCGCTATTTTTTACAAAACTTATATTAAAAAAATAGTTGAGGAGGCAGGATATACAATTACGGGTTCTCTTATGGATAACACAACCGAAGAGGGCAAAAGCTTTGAAAAAGAAATAATTCCCTATTCGGGAAAGCTCCCGTTAATAACGCAAGCCGAATATAATAGACGAAAATTTCAGGCTTCACCTACAACGGACTTTGAATTTTCAAACGGTGTTTTAGACGCTTCGTTTCAATCTCAAACAAATTCACAAACAATAACAGAAACGGGAGACTTAGAAATATATAACGACGACTCAACGGGTAGCAACTTCGATAATGGCGGCGTATGGGATGTTTCAAACAGCAAGTACACAATAGACGTAAAGGGAAGTTACGGGCTTACTTTTAAAGTTAATACAAAGGTGACTTTCTCGACTTCATCGACTGAGGCTTTTCAAAGTTCTTATACAGTTCCTTTTGGATATTCTACTCCGTTCTCATTAACTCCTAACAATAACCCTACTAGATTTGACATTATATATCAATTAACAAAAAACGGTTACCCATTCGGCAATACAGTTACTAAGCAATTCACAACCCCATTAGGTAGCGGCACGGGATCGGCTTTTAATGCGGGTAATTCATACACGGTAAGCAATACACAACTAGCAACATTAAGCTTTCCAAGCATAAATCTATCTGCGGGGGACGTTATAGGTATAACCTATAAAATAAATAGCACAAAATACGGGACACTATCGCACTACTTAACAACTTATCAAACTGGCACAGTTATAACAAACCTTACAAAAGTCCCCGTTAATTGGAGTATTGAGAGTTTAGCTTCCGACTCTATAATATTTAACGAAGCTAACGCCTCAGCATTAACGCAAGGCGATGACATATTTGTAAATAGTTTTATCCCTGCAAAAATAAAACAAACTGACTTAATTAACGACTTAGTTAAAAGATATAACGCTTATTTGTCTGTTAATCCTGATAATGAATTTAACATAATTTTAGACACTCGTGATACTTATTACAATGGTGGTGAGGTTTTGGACTGGACTAACTTAAGAGACAAAGGCGGTAGGGAAGAAATTAAGCTACTCTCAGAGCTTCAAAATAAAGAGCTATTGTTTACCTATAAAAAAGGAGGGGACTTCCTTAGTGAGTCTTATTTTGACTCTACGGAACAAATTTACGGGGAAAAGAAAATTTCTTTTGTTAATGACTTTGCGAAAGGTGAAAAGAAAATCGAAAGCTTTTTTAATTCAACTGTATTAACAACAAACGCGACAAACTTACCCGCTGCGGTTGTTTCTGTTTGGGACACTAACGTTGAACTAAACAAGGGATTTGCTGTTATGTATTACGACGGTTTAATACCTACGATAGACGGTAGGCAATGGGCTATGATATACGACTCGGGCGGTGTAACAACGTCAACGGGTTACACTAATTATCCTTATGCAGGTCACTTAGATAACCCGTTTACTCCGAACTTAGATTTAAACTTTGGGACGGCTGCGTTCTTTGGTTATACGTTACAAGAAAACACAACGGACGCAACCCTATATAATAGGTATTGGAAAAACTATGTTAACCAAATAGATGACGGTAAGCTCGTTACTATGAATTTTAATTTAAATGAGGTTATAATTGACAAAATAAGAAAAAGCCTAAATAAAAAAATATGGGTTGAGGACTCTTTTTATTTTATTAATAGTATAATAGATTATGACCCTATCATTAACGGGCTTACTAGGGTTGAGCTTTTAAAAATTAAAGACGGCGTTCCCTTTACTGGTAAAACAACTAGCAAGACCTACCCTAATGGGGATAGTAACGACCAACTAGGGCTTTTAAGCATCATCGATAATGGCGGCGAATCTATCCCGAAAAATACAGATAATACAGAAAACTCTTTAGTTGCGGGCGAGGGTAATTATATTGGCACGGGTTCCGAGGGTTCTATAATTCAAGGCGATAATAATACTATACTTGACGGGGTTCGAGGGGGGTTTATTATTGGTAGTAATGATAAGGTAGTGTCTCAAGATAATGAAGGTTGGATAGGTGAAACTCATTACGTTGACGGGGTTATTCAAACAGATGACTATTCGTTAGACTTGGACGAGCTTTTGACACTTAGAGATAACGGCGGGCTTGTTACGGATGTTGAATATTTTGCAAAAGATTATAAATATTATTTTAGAGCGTTAAGCCCTAACACCTTAGACACAAACGGGAGGCGTTCTCTTCAAGTTGTTAACTCTGAGTATTATAGCTTACACGGTGTATTCGATGAAAATAACTCTTATTTAGACTCTGAGAAATCTATTTGGGGCGGCAAAGTTTGGGTTTGCTTAGTTTCGGGGACATCGACACCAACGGATTATTTAACATTAGACGGGACAAAATGGGAAGTAAGCACGAACCAAAGCGACTATGAAATAAAAACTTTTGACATTAAATTTAGCGATAGTCTTAACTCTATAACTGAGCAAAGCGACGACAAAGGAAATAAAGTTTTTTATAGTGACGGAGCGGGTATTACTGGTTTTTCATCAGGTGACGGCTTCGAGTTTTCGGACTGGAATGACCCTAATATAATAAATAATAACTGCAGTATTTTTATTAATAATATAGCTACTAGTATAGAGAATAATAATTGTTTTGGTATTGTTAACAATTTTGTTAATAATGATATAAAGAGAAATACAATAAACGGTAACATAGCTTATAATAATGTTACTTCAGGAAACACTATGAAAATAGAAAACAATCAAAACAACGGTGACATACATTATAACGAAGCTATTGAAACAATAGAGATTTCAGATAACGAGAACAACGGTAATATAGGAGCAAGCCCGTCAACTGAAAGAGAGGAGGACGTAACGGGTACAATTTTGAATTTATAAATATATAAAACTTATATTAATAAAAATGGCTGACAAAGAAGTAAACAATTCAAAGGATTTTTTTCAAGTCGTAAGAGTTAATACTATCGGTAGTATTGTAGCTGAGATAGGAACTAAAACGGGTAACGAAAGGACAATAAAAAACGCTTACGATTTTTTTAAAACGGTAGTTTTTAACAAGAACGGCGAAATAAAATTCTATACATAATGGGGGATTTAGATATAAATAATCAATACGACTTTTTTAAAAATATAACCGTTGACGATGCGGGTGCAATAAAGGTTAAAATTGAGGGGGGCAACTTTCAAAAATGGAAATACACCGCTACAAATTACACGGACTTAACTACTAACGTTGCACCGACGGCAACTGAGGGAGACTTAGCTATGGTATATGAGTCTCAAGGTGTTTGGCTTATTAACAGAAAGTTAAAAGGAGTTTATATTTATCAATCTAGCGTTTGGGTTTATGCTAATGAAGAGCTTCAAACTAACGCCGAACAAAATGACTTAGATCATAAGCGTTTTGGTTTTGTAGATTATAACGACGCTTCGACAAGTTCTTCACCCGTGTCACTTTCTGCGGGGGTTTGGACTGATGTTCCTAACGATAAATTAGGAGCCTTTACAAATACAACTTACACTCCTGATGGGGTCAGTACTTTAATGGATGGCTCAACGGGTTATTTAGATTTCAGCGACTTAACGTTAGGGTCGGACTTGCTTATAAGGATAGATTTTGAAGTTACACCCAATACAAATAACTCACTCCTTGAAACTCGCTACGTATTAGGACAAGGGGCGAACGAGTACCCGTTACCCGTTAGGTCTAGGCGTTTAGATAGTGGTAGCGGCATAGCTTACGCAAGTGAGAAAGGGTCTTTTTATATTTATATGGGGGACTCTAATACTTTGGGGGGGGTTGGAAAGTTACAAGTTAAGCTATCTACTAACGGAACCCTGAAAAATAACGGGGTTGCAATTAAAGTATTTAAACGATGAGTATTAAAATATATAAAGACATAGCGGCTAACTCTATATTTATAGAGGACGCAAACGGAGCACAATTTATAAACAGTTTACAAGCTTCCGTACCTACAACAACCGTAACAATAACAGACTTAGCGAGGCAAATCGATATAGTTTCTAACGCTGAACATACCGATTTTGTAGACGAAAACGACAACCCTTATACGGGTACGGCTATCGACGTATGTAATACGTTGAACGCTATATTTCAAAGCTCAGGAACTCCGAGCAATGAGGTTCCCGTAATAACTTCGTCAAATTCCATAAACTCAGTACAAGGTAGCGTTATAAATTACGAACTTACAGCGACTAACGGGGTCGGTTATGAGTGGGAAAACTTACCGACTGGGCTAACTACTGTAGACGGTAACGTAAGAAAGTTAATAGGCGGCTCTAATTTAGTTAGTGGAACTTATACGCCAACTATGAGGGCTATAAATTACAACGGGGTCGACTCCGAAACGTTAACTATTAACATAAGCACGCCTCCTTTTGCGAATACCAAAAGTATTAATTTTAATAATAACGATTATTTAGGAGCTAACGCCGCTTTACTCGATGGGATTTTAGGACGAACGGGCAACGGCTCAGGTGCTTCGGATGCTTGGAGCGTATCATATTATTTCAAAGCAGGTTCGGCCTCCAATGCTAATCAGACTCTTTTCTATTTTGGTTCTCAGGATGTTGCTAATAATGGATATTTGCAATTAAAATATGACGGGAGTAGTAACGTTAAAAGACTTACAATAAGATACGGAACGAATAACAATAGAATAGAAGTAAGAACGCCTAACAATGCCGTAACGGTTGGACAATGGCACCACGTTTTAATGACGTATGACGGTGGGACTACTGGTTCATCGAGCGGCGATATTAATAACTATTATAGTCGTTTTAAAATATTTGTTGACGGTACACAACAAACGTTAACGGGTAGTAATTCAAACTTCGGTTATACGGGTGCTATTTCGGGGCAAAATCTAAGGGTTGGACGTTGGAACACGGGGCAAAGTTTACGTAACAATTGCAGAATCGACGAGCTTGCAATATTTGACAGCGACCAGAGCGGTAATATTTCAGAGATTTACAATAGTGGAACGCCTTTCGATTTGTCAACTTTAACAACACAACCGAATCACTGGTGGCGTATGGGGGACGGTGACACCTACCCAAATATACAAGACAACGGAACCGCTGCAAATTGTGTTTTTGTCATGACAAATATGACAAGCTCCGACATAGTAAACGATACTCCTTAAAAAAAATAATATGCCTAAAAAAATAGAAATAGATGTAGACGTAAACAGCGAGGGAGCCGTAAGAAACACGGACAAATTAGCTGAGTCCTTAGATAGTGCCGCAAGTTCTACGGAAAAATTGAGCGGCGACACCTCAGAGCTTGCGGGAGGACTTGAAGAGATGGGAGGGGCTTTTGGTGGTGCCATTTCGGGGGCGAAAGCTTTAGGGCGGCAATTTTTAAAACTGTTAGCTAACCCGATAGTTGCGGTTATTGCGGGAATAGTCGTAGTTTTAGGTACTTTATTTAAAGCGTTTTCAAGAACTGAGGCGGGCGGTAACAAACTAAACAAGGGATTTGCTATACTTTCGGGGGCGGTGTCATCGTTCTTTAAAGTTATCGAACCCGTAGCGTCTTTTATTGTTGATGTTGTTGTCGGTGCTTTTGAACAACTAGGAAAGGCAGCCGACACGGCTAGCAAAATAGTCGAGGGGGCTTTAGATTTATTCGGATTTGATGAGGCAGCCGAAAGCGTTAGGAATTTTAATTCAGCTACAAAGCAACTATTAGACGACACAACAAAACTGGCAGACTTAGAAGCTCAATTGTTAAAGGGTAGACGTGAGCAGTCATTAATAGAAAAACAAGCTTTAATCGATGCAGAAAACTTAAGACAATTAAGAGACGACGAAAGCCTAAGTATTGACGAACGTATAAAGAAAAACGAGCAATTAGGCGAGGTTTTAGAGACTCAGCTAGGTAATGAATTAGAGATAGCAAACAAAGCCCTTAAAGCGGCTGAATTACGCCTCAAAATAGACGGAGAAACAACCGAGAATTTAGACGCTTTGGCTGAGGCTCAGTTGGAAATTTTGGATATTAACGAAAGGATTAACGGGCAGCAATCTGAGCAATTAGCAAACTTAAACTCATTAAGAAACGAACAAAAAGCCGCAGCCGAAGAGGCTCGAAAGGCAGCCGAAGAAAGAAGAAAGGCAGCCGAAGAGGAGGCACGTAAAGCCGAAGAGGCTCGGCAAGCTGAATTAAAAGCCGAGCAAGATAGGGCGGACGCAATCTTTAAAATCGAGGAGGAGTTAAGGTTAAGCAAGTTGGAATCTGAGGAGGCAGCAAGGGAAAAAAGTATTGCAGCGGTCAACGCTGAGTTTGACGAAAAATTTAGAATCGCAGAGGGTAACGCTGAACTTGAAGCCGAATTATTTAGAACTCAACAGCAAAGAATTAACGAAATAAATGAAGAGTTTGCGGCTAAACGTTTAGAAGCTGAAAGGGCGGCAAAAGAGAAAGAACTGCAAACGGGTTTAGAATTTAAACAACTAAGATACGAGGCGGGGTTAGACGACCCTAATATAACACCTGAAGAGTTAATTGCTAGGTTTGAGGCACAGCAAGAAGCACAAGCCGAAATTGACGCATTGACACTTGAAAAAGCTCAAATAGATTTTGAAAACGGGTTAATAACTCAGCAAGAAAGGGACTTAATTTTATTACAACAAAAAGAGAAGCAAGCCAAAGAAGAGGAGAAAATAAATAATATAAAAATAGAAAACGAAAAGAGACTACAACAAGCCGTAACAGATGCAGCCGTTGGGGGTCTTAATGTATTAGCAAGCTTAAACGAGGATTCTAAAGAATTACAAGCCGCCGCAATGATTGCAGACTCAGCCGTTGCAATAGGTAAGACCGTTGTAAATACTCAGGCGGGAAATGCTGCGGCGTTAGCTTTAGGAATTGCACAAGCGGGACCTATTGCGGGTCCTCCTTTGGCTGCCCCTGCGATAGCTGCAAATAACATTCAAGCGGGGTTGTCTATTGCGGGAATTGTAGCGGGTAAGGCTAAGGCTTTAGCAGGTCTTAAAAAAAGTGGTGGGGGTTCTGCCTCAACTCCTCCCTTAGGCTCTGCACCTAGTGGGGGGTCGGCTTCGGCACCCGCTTTAAGCTCAGATACTTTGTTTGCCTCCTCAGATGTCGAGGGTCAAGAAACGGAAGAGATAGGAACGGGGGCAGGAATTAACCAAGTAAAAGCAATAGTAGTTGAGTCGGATATAACCAAAGCTCAAAACAACGTGTCGGGGTTTAGAGAAGCCTCCGAAATTGGTTAAAAAAGTGACGAAACGCTAGTCATTTTTACGAAAATGACTGGCTCACTGGCACGTAGATGCCCTGTTTATAGGGTCTACAGAGGTTGTGCGTAATATATATATATATACACGCGACACTAAAAAGAATTTTATAAAAAATGATAACTTATAATAACATGGAAAACGTATTAGTTGAATTAAAAATAAATGAGGACGAAGAGAACGGAGTTAGTACTATCTCATTTGTAGAAAATCCCGCAATTGAAAAAGATTTTATCTATTTCAGTAATGATGAAATCGTAAAAATGCAGGAGGTCAATAATGAAAAACGTATCGTCACGGGTATTGCTATGATTCCCGAAAAGAAAATACTAAGGAGGACGGCTGACGGTCAAGACTATTTCGTTTTTTTCTCAAAAGAAACTGTCAAAAGGTCATCAGAGTTATTCTTAATGAGGTCTAACCATACTGGCACAACCTTAGAACATAACAAATTCATACCCGACGGGGTTAGCGTTGTCGAATCTTGGATAGTTGACAACCCTCAACAAGATAAATCAATGTCTTTAGGTTTTAAAGATGTACCTAAAGGGGCTTGGATGGTATCGTATAAAGTAGACAACGACGAGGTTTGGGAAAATATAAAGAGCGGCAAGGTGTTAGGGTTCTCGATAGAGGGAACTTACACGTCTAACATAGTTAAGGACGAGTCCGACTTAGAAATGAGTTGCTTAGAGGTGTTAGATAGTTGTATGAGTGATGACGAGATAGTAAAGAGAATCAAACAATTACTGAATATTGAAAAATAAAAAACTTATATAATAAATTAACATAAACAAAATGAACAAAAAACTAACAATTATTGAAAAATTAAGACTAGCTTTTTCAGAGGAGGAGCAAGTTGTTGAGGTTGAGTTTGCTGAATTTAAAACGGCAGACGGTATGATCTTAAAAGTTTCAGAAATTAAAGAGGGTGAAATCGTTTCAGTCGTTTCGGGTGAAGGTGACGAAATGACCGAAGAGGTAGCGGGCGAAGGTTCGTATACTTTAGAGGACGGGCGTGAAATCTCTTTAGATGCTGAGGGTAAAATAACAGAAATTAAAGAAGCTGAGGCAGAGGCAGAGGCAGAGGCAGAGCCTTTGGAAATGTCTGCAATTATCGAAGCGGTTAAAGAATCAAACAAAGAAGACAACGAAGTATTAATGTCGGCTTTAAACGATATCGCTAAAACTCTTTTAGAGCAAGAAGAGAGAATCGAGAACTTTGCTAAGGCACCCGCTAAGGCACCAAAAAAAGTAGGAAAAAAACAAGATAAAAAACAAAAAGAGCTTAGCCCATTGGAGCAATTAGCTGAATTTAGAGCGGCTCAAAAATAATAATAAACTAACTTAAAAATAAAAAAATGTCATTTGATTTATCAGGCTTAACGGCTTACACAGACGAAAACAAATTACCACTTATTAGACAAGCTGTCTTAGGAGGTAAAACTATTAGCATGATTAACGTGCAACCGAATATTAAAAGCTCGGCACCTATTAACATTATGGAGTCAAGTCCTATTTTTCAGGCGGGAGCTTGTGGTTGGAATGCTTCGGGTAACGTTGTATTAACTCAGCGAGCTATTGACGTGGCTAAGATTAAGAACAACGCTTCGGTTTGCGTTGACGACTTAGAGGCTTACTATACTCAAACTTTAATGAATGCAGGTTCTTACAACGAGGCTATGCCATTCGAACAATTATACTCTGAAAACTTAGCAGCTAAGACGGCTAAATATATGGAGCAATTAACTTGGCAGGGAGACACTGCGGGGGCTGGTTCTTTAGCTTTAGCAGACGGTTTAATTAAAATTATCGATGCTGAGGCGGGAGTTGTAACGGGTACAATTTTAGCTTTAGACGCTGCGAATATTATCGATGCAATTGACGAAATGGTTGCGGCTACTCCTGAAGACGTTTTAATGTCTGAGGATTTAACGTTATTTATTGGACATGATAAATTTAGAACTTATACAAACGCTCTTAAACAAGCTAACTTATACCACGTTGATACGGTAGAAGCTAGAAACTGGGAAATTATGGTACACGGTACTAACGTAAAAGTTGTAGCGGTAGCAGGATTAAACGGAACTGATAGAATTTTCTTAGCTGAGGCTTCTAACTTATACATGGGTACTGATTTACTTAACGATGCTGAGGACTTCTCAATACGTTATTCAGAGGATAACGATGAGGTTAGAGTTAAACAAAAGTTTAAGGCAGGTTTCCAAGTTGCTTTCCCTGAGAGAATAGTATCTAACTAATAAAATGAGGGAGGTTAATAGCCTCCCTTTATTATAAACTTTTAAAAATATATATATATGAGTTGCGTATTAAACGGAGGTATTGCGATAGGTTGCGACGAGAGTACGGGAGGTATTAAAACTGTTTATATTGGAGCGTTTAACGAGTCTACGGCTTTCACTTATGACGCTGAAAGTATTATCGACACAATAACAACAACGGAGGACTTTTATACATTCAAGTTCAAACCTCAGACGGCATCTTTAACCGAAGAGGGTACTCATTCAATTGAGAACGGTACGACTTTCTACACTCAAAATGTAGCTATGAACTTTCATAAAATGGATGCTACAAAAAGGAATAGAGTTTTAGACCTTGCATATGTACCTACACACGTAATTGTTGAGACTCAAAACGGAGATTATTGGTTTGTTGGTTTAAAAAACGGGGCTAATTTAACCGCTTCGACGGCTGCGACTGGTCAAGCTTACGGAGACTTAAACGGTTACACGGTTACGCTTACGGCTTTAGAGCCTAAAATGGCCTACAAATTATCTCAAACGGCTTTCGATAGTTTGACAATAGTATAATAAACTAAGATTTATACATATTAGCTTAAAACCCCGTCTATATAGATGGGGTTTTTTGTTGAATTATTGTATATTAAATACTTATAATAATAAAAATATGTTAAGACTTAAAAAGAAATACGTTAATAAGAATATGTCTAACGGCATATTAGGAAACTTTAACACCTCAGAAATAAACGAAAGTAATATTTATAAGTATATTAAAGGGGGGTTTAGTCATATATTTGAAGAGGTTAAAGAAAAGAAAAAGTCTAAATGATTTATTTAAAACAAAATAATGTTAACACCGTTATATTGACACTAACGGAAAAGACTACTATAACATCGCCTTTTTATTTGTTCGAGTTTGTTTCTAACAGTACAAAACAAACAGTATATTTCACGGGTTCGGATATATCTACTAATAAAACTAGATACAATGAATTTAACATTGAACTTACAACGGGAGTATCTGACTTATTAAATAGCGTTTTAAACTTAGACCCTAACGGCTTTTACTCTTATAGTGTTTATTCGCAGGAAAGCCCAACAAATTTAGACATTAATAATATAACCGAGCTTGTCGAAACTGGCAAGGTTTATGTAGTTCCCGAATTTGAAGAGACAAAGACGGTATATTTAGACGGTCAAAAAACTAAAATAGTTTATGGAGAGTAACGAACAAAGAATTGAATTAGGTAATTTTTTCGCCTTTAGCGTAGATAAAAAAGAGAATACGCCTACTTTCTCAGAGAGTCGGGCTAAGTGGATTAATTACGGGGAGGATAATTTATACCCGAACTACTTAATTGATTTGATGAATAAATCATCAAAACATAATAGCCTTATTCGTAAAAAGGTTAATATGATAGCGGGTAATGGTTTTAAAGACAACCCCGCTTTAAGTAATTTTATAGAAAACTTAAACGGTGAGGAGGACTTAAACGACATTTCTTTTAAGCTTGCTTACGACTTAACAACTTACGGGGGTTTTTCATTCTCTATAACGTGGGATAATGAGCGTAAGGGCATAGCTCGAATTAACTTTGTAGACCATTCAAAAGTTAGGTTGGCAAAGATGTTAACAAGCTCAGAGGATGAGCCTATAAAGGGAATGTATAAAATGCAAAAAGACGGGGTTAACTTTTACTATACTTCGTCAGATTGGAGCAAGTGCAAAAAAGACCCTCATAAGCCCGTATTATGGCAAGGGTTTAGCGATACTTACAAAAGCGAAGCGAATCAATTAATTAGCGTTAACGAATACCGTGCGGGCGTAGATTATTATACATATCCCGACTACATTAGTTCGGTTGACTGGATAGAATTGGATAAAGAAATAGCAAACTTTCATTTGTCTAGCGTTCATAATGGGTTTACTCCTAGTATGATTATATCTTTTAGAGGCGGTATTCCAACCGAAGAGGCTCAGAGAGAAATTAAAAAGAAATTAAAAAAACAATACGGAGGCTCTGACCATGCGAGCGAGGTTTTTGTAACTTTTTCAAAAGACGTTAATACTTCGCCTGAATTTATACCCGTTAATTTAAACGCCTCAGATGAAAGGTTTATCCAATTGGAGGAGCAAATCCAACAAAATATAATAATAGCTCACGGGGCTACTCCGATAATCGCGGGGGTTGCGGTTTCGGGTAAGCTTGGAAGCTCTGAGGAGGTTATCGAAAACGAAGAAATGTTTCAAAGGAACGTTATAGACTCAAAGCAAACATTAATAGAGAGACACATTAACAAAATGTTAAAGGTTTCGGGTATTACTGAGAGCTTAGAGCTTGACGGGATTAAATCATTTGACAAAAAAGAGGAGGTAAACAATGCCAACTAACAAAGTTTTATTTTTGTCCGTAGAATATCTACGGGACAACTCAATAATTAATGCAAATGTCGATAGCGTTTTATTAGAGCCTTATATCGTTATGGCTCAAAATATACACATTGAGGCTATCTTAGGAACTAAATTGTTCAATAGCTTAGTCGATAACGTAGCCTCGTTGTCAGTTGACGAAAAATTGTTAATTGACGACTATATACAACCCGCATTAATTCAATGGACTATGTATGAGGCTTTACCTTTTATCAATTATAAATTCACAAATAAGGCTGTAAGTACAAATAGCAGTGATAATGCCGACCCCGTAGGACTCGAAGAAATACACTATTTGAGGACTTCGATAAAAGACTCAGCCGAATACTTAAGCGAAAGGGTTACAAAGTTTTTAAAGGCTAACGAATTAACTTACCCTTTGTATTGTGATAATGGCGATACGGTAGACGAGATACACCCGAATAAAGATAATTTTACGAGCGGTATAGTTTTAGACTAATGACAGAAAGCGAGAGAAAAATAAACGAAATTTATGACGCTATCGTAGGGAGTGAGTTGCACCCTAACGGGTTACTAGATAGGGTCGACAAATTAGAAAGGTTTAAAGAAGTAGTTAAAAAAACGGGTTGGACGGCGACGGGCGTACTGGTTGCAATAGGTACAATATTAAAATTTATAAAATGACAAAGAATATAATAACTAATATATTAGGACTGGGGTTTATCGTATCATCTGTTTACGGTTTGTTAAAAATGGACTTAGAATTAACTAGCTTTTTTGCTTTGGTTGGTATTGGTTGCGTATTATTTTACTTTGAAAACAAAAGTATAAAAACTTTCATAAGGAAAGGGGTTAACAAATACTTAAAGAATGATTAACACCTCAAAAAACATAGTCATAGTTTTATTAATAGCCTTAGCGGGCTATTTACTTTTTATTAAAGAGGGTAAAAATACACATACTAGCTCACTAATTATAGAGGAAATTCACGACACTATAATAAAACACGACACCGTTAAGCTAAAAGAGTTAATACCTTACGAGGTTATAGAGACAAAAACGGACACTTTTTTAAAGGAGGGTATTTATAATTTTAAAGACTATGAATATAAAATTAACGACAGCTTGTTAACTGGCACAATATTTGCAAGGTCGTTAACAGACCCGAAAATAAAAATTGAATACAATGTAAAAAGTTTCGAGATTAAAGACTCAATAGTAATTCAGCCCCAAAACAACTTAAAAGGGCTTTTTTACGGTGGTTCTTTAGTTGTTAACCCGTTTGCTACTGAAGTTTATTTCGATGCGGCTAAAAGCTTTAAAAACGTTTTTAAAGCTTTTA